TTACGTATTATTCGTGCCTTCCTTATTTTTACTGTGGGACATATTTGGGACAGAAGTACCAAAAATCGAGTCAATTTGTCGAGCATGTTCAGTCAGGTGATTTGGTGCCAGATGAGCATATCTGCGAACCATTTCGATAGACTCCCAGCCACCCATTTCCTGCAATACCGAAATCGGAACGCCAGCCTGAACTAACCAGCTTGCCCACGTGTGCCTCAGGTCATGAAAACGGAAGTCTTCAATGCCTGCTCGTTTTAATGCTGACCTCCATGCAGTATTAGCGTCATAGCGCATCTTCCTCACTACAGGTGATTTAGTTCCGTCTGGCTTGGTGCTGCTTTCCTTGTAGACGAACACCCATTTGTGATGATTGCCTATTTGCTTTTTCAGCACCCGGCAAGCAGTATCATTCAGCGCCACGCCAATGGCCTGATTGGACTTACTTTGTTCCGGGTGTATCCATGCCACCTTTCGCTGCATGTCTATCTGCTGCCAATCCATATTGATAATGTTAGACCGCCTTAAGCCAGTAGAAAGCGCAAACTCTACGACTGACTTTAGCGGTTCCGGGCATTCATCAATCAACCTTTTTGCCTCGTGAGGCTCAAGCCAGCGGATACGCTTATTTTTCGGCTGAGGAACTTTGATGATCGGAGCCTTATCCAGCATCTTCCATTCGCGTTCAGCAGCCCGGAGGAGTGCCTTAATGAATGAAAGGTGAGTTGCTTTTGTGGCTACTGCTGCCGGCTTAGGCTTGAATACTGGAGGCTGCTTCCCATTCTTCCTGCAAGCTTCATCCATTAACTTCCAGTTTTCCTCATGCCGCCGATTAGTCATCTTCTGGATGGCGGAGTAAATCTTCGTCTCGGTAATATCCTTCAACTGCATCCCTGCAAAATGCTGGAGCCAGAATCCTATCCGACTCTTGTCATCATCCAGCGACTTCTTATGCGCCTTCTCCTCTAACCACCTGACACAGGCCTCCTCAAAAGTCATGTCAGGCGTCTCTCCTAATTTATTTACCCTCCATGCTTCTGCCTTCAGTTTGTCATGAAGCTCTGTGGCCTGCCTTTTGTCCTTTGTCCCAAGAGACTGCTTAAATCTTTTGCCGTTCGGCAATGTGAAACTGGCGTACCAGGTTTCACCTCTGCGGAATAGTGACATTTCAGTTCCTCTGTTATGTCATCACCCGCGCTCACCTGGACAGTATGCAGCGGAGATTGAAGTGCCGCAACGCAGGCTTGTCGTGTGGTGAGGTAAGGGGATTTAGGTTTGGAAGGGTCTTTGCGTGTTGCCTGAAGGCGGCCTGTGCGAATCCAGTTTGTAGCGGTAGGTCTGGATATCTTGAGAAATGCACAGGCCTCATCGAGTGTGAGGCTGTGTGATTCCATAGTTACTTTCCTAATACTGAAGCGAGAAGAGCAATCTCTACAAGAAGCTCAATAAATCCAAAAATTGCTATACCTGCGTAAACCGCGCCATCAATATCCCCGCGGCGACAAAGATAGGTGGCACTGATCACAAGAATCATCATTCACTCCATAAAACAAAACTCGCCGTAGCGAGCTCAGATAAAAGAAATCCCCGCGAGTGCGAGGATTGTTATTCATTGCCGATATTCATCTTTATCGCGAACACCTTTACCGGTTTATCGCCGAAGTGCGGATGTGTGATTGTCTTGATTTCATATCCGTCATACGGGACGTCAATTCTGCGGCTGGAATCGTCGCGCTTCGGATATCCCTTTGTGATAATCAGGCGGTCATACTCCCGGAACATAATTCGCTTATTCCAGTAGTCATTACACAGGCGATACTCTTCCGTTTTCTCTCCGCGAATCATGGCATCGAAGTATTCACCTTTGACGGCAAGTTGCAGGTTAGCCACGACCTTCCTCCTTTGGCTTGTGAATTTGTATCGTCATGCCGCTTTGAGTGGTGACTACAACGACAGAACCAGGCTGAAGGCTGTTAAGATTGAATGCTTCGTAAAACGAATCCAATGCCAGTGCTTTTTTATTCTTTCGGTTCCACCAACGCCATCCCTTGCTACAGGCTACACTGACAATCCACTGTCCACTCCTGTAAGCCATATAAAACCAGATGAGCAAAACCTGAAGGAAGGCTATCCAGTCAATAATCGTATATTTCGCGAAGGGGTCCATCACTTCACCTCCTGCGGTGGCTCCGGTAGCGGCATCCAGTGTGACGGCTCACATACCCCCTCAACACCGTTCATGTAAAAGAATTGAAATAACCCTTTACCTTTGTGAAACCCTACCATCTGCTCTTTTGTGTCTGAACAATAAACCAAAACATCTTCTTCGTTTGGCATTCGCTCACTACAGCTTATCCAACCATCCGGAGTTGCCGGATAGCTGCCCGATAGCTCGTTCAACTTGTAAGTTTGGCTTACGGGTTCGGCTTCCAGTTCCGCTATGCGCTTTTTTGCTGCTTCAAGCTCAAAGCGCAGCTTACCTACCGTAAGCGCAATATCCTCGTTCTCCTGGTCGCGGCGTTTGATGTATTGCTGGTTTCTTTCCCGTTCATCCAGCAGTGCCAGCACAGTAGCCGGATTGGCTGCAGCGATGAATTCAGCATTGGCCTGCTGTTCCATTTGGAAATCTTCATCGAAACCGCTTTCAGGATGCGCTCCTTCAATTCTGCAAATGGGAAGATATCCAACAACTTCACGATGAATTAGCGCATCACCAGCATCAAATCTCTCCTCTCCATATTCGAGCGACCACACACCACACGTTGCTTTCTCTGCCTTTTCACGCAGTGCCTGATAGTCAATCTTGCTCACTGGTTGCCTCCTTTGCTCGCTGATTCCACTCTGCTCTAACCTCTGAATAAAAAATCGCGCAGTCATTTCCAGGCGCCGCATATTTGCTACCAGATTGAGCGCGACACGTACCGCATCGAACGAAATAGAATCGACCGCCAGAGCCATATTCAGGGTGATCTGCTTCGCTGGCAACGTGCGCCGCGCCGCCACAGAATGGACATGGTAGTAGGTTGGTCATGAATGCACTCCCTTGCGAAGTTGGTCTGCACAATGCAGCAGGGCGTCCGTCGCTTCTTTCACCGTAACGATGTCGCCATCGTCCAGCCCGACAACCGTAGCGTCCTTAACGAACGCCGAGCAAAGGTCATTAAACGCCTGCGCACGCACTTCATCCAGGAAAGCGTCGGTGGCTGGGGTATCAGTGAAATCGTCCACCCACGTATCTCCAACGTCCTCGCACTCGCGACGACAATATTCGTTGAATTCGACCTCTGATTTTTTCAGTGCCGCATTCTCCGAAGCCAGCGCCGAAAACTTCTCGTGTGCCAACTTAACAGCCGAATCAGCCTGCTTAATTGACTCAATCGCTCTCTGGTGGTCTTCGGCCAGCGCGGAAATCTTGGCCTCCGCTTCAGCAAATTTACGCACCAGATATTCAGCGTTTGTTTCGTTAACCTTTAAATCTCGTGGGATGCATTTACCTTTCAGAAATCCATCCATCTCAATTAGTGTCATTTGTTTCATTTCTTCCCACTCCGCCACATCGCATTCAGATATTTGTTTTGATTCACTGATGGAAAACTCTTTCTCGCCAGCATTTCTTCGCGTGGAATATCGTTGATGGGCTTGAAGCGGTGTCGAATAATCATTTCCGATGGAAGGATTCCTTGGTCGTAGGACAAACCTCTCATGATGAATTCCTCAGTTATTGCTGATAGCGCCGTAACGCGAACGGTAATTTTTAAGGCGCGGGTCTATTTCAATGAATTTGGTGTAAGTGGCTTTTCGGAATGGTCGGATTGCTGTTTCGTTTATTCGGTCTTTTTCCTGTTTTTCTGCGAGTTGTATATCGCGTCGGTACTTCCGTTCTGCTTTTGTTTCCGGTGGCAGAGCAAGAAACGCGTCGAGATTGTTTTTGATATTTTCCAGCACCTCCGACTTGGAGCTACCGGAGCAGTTGCGCGGGTCATCCGCACCATATAGAGGTGCAGGCATAATTTACTCCAGGGTAGGTTATCCGAATAATGTGGTACGTATAGGGTTATTTCTTTCGTAAACGTGATAGCCTGCTTTTTACCGACTCTTCACTTCGCCCGAGAATTTTTGCTACATTTCTTTGTGTATAGCCTGATGAGATAAGCGTCTGCATTCTTTTGTCTTCGTCGTCGCTCCATCTTGGCTTAACGAATGCCGTTTTTAATGACAGTTTTTTTGCTATGTAATAAAACTGATTTATGTTTAGGCCCAGATGTTCTGCTGCACGGCAAGCTACCATGCGACCGCAAACTGACTCCATCTCAGCTGGAGTTATGTTTAATCTTCTCATTAAGCCACCTGTTTAAGCTCATTTATTCTGATATTCATTACCTGAACGCATTTTGTCTGCGCATCATCGTGACCAGCCAATAATTGCCAGTCATGCTGATATCTCTCAATTAGCTTTTTCTTGTCAGTTTCTGTTGCTGCATAATCGCTGAAGTCTTTCAGGATTTGTTCGCAGTCAACCGATGGAGATTTCTGGTTGGTATTTTCTGGTGATGGTTGATTGCATGATGCTGGCATGGCCCAGTCCGGCAGCGATGGAGGGAGCCAGTAAAATCCTGTTCCATCCTTCAGTTTTGCCCTGTGCCATCCTTGTTTCTTATCTCTGGATATCTGCGCAAATCCTTCCTCAAGATTATACAGATACCGTCCTATTCCCCACTGAACGGCTGCGCGCTTCATTGCTCCTGAACGACCGCCTTTGACGGCTTCTACCTGCGTGTTTTCAGCGGCATCCCATTTAGTTACCCATTCGGAATCAATCTTGATTGATATTCCGCATTCAACGCCGCCATTGTTTGGAATATCGCGATATTCATTGCGCCATCCGGCCTTTCCGCAAACATCGTCCAGGCGTTTCATGATTGCCCTGTTCGTGACATAAGCCAGCACCATAGCCCATAACTTCCCATCGCGTGTTTTCCCGCTTTGCTGTATTCGCCACTCAATATCTTCAGCAGCGAACGGTTCATCTAACAGATCCAGATTCATGAGTAATACCCCGCAAATTCATCCCAGCTAATAATCGGATTCTGCCGTTCTGCGGCTAAGTTAATTTGCTGCTCCACTTCTTCCTCAATTTCAGGAGGAATGAGGGCAATAAACTCGTTATCATCAAAATCATGCAACATGACGCGCCTCCCATTCTTCGTCCTGCCACTTATCCCAACCAAGAGCTATTCCTGCAGCCCATGTATACGCATCAGACATTCCCTGTTTTGTATCCGGAAATACTTTCTCATATAGCTTGTTGAACTCCCTGTTTCCTTGCTGAACAAGAATTGTTCCGTTAACAGGCGTAATGGTCATGGCGTGGTACTCCTGGCTGATTAAGAATTTCACCGAGACGTTTCCATCCGGCCCGTAATTTTCTGGTGATACGCTCTAAAAGTGATTCATTAAGTTGGGCGATACCCATGACGGCACCGCCCGCGATAGCAAATGTCATCGTGGGACTCTCCATTTTCATTTATTGGCATAGCTAAAACGCCTCGATATGAAGCGCTGTGGATATGCGATAAAACAGCCGCACTCAGGCGGCTGTTGTTGTTTCTTCTTTCAGGCTTTCGATATATTCACGCGGGTCGTCGTAACACTGGCATTCGCTATACCAATCCACCCAGCGATCCGTAAGCTCCATTTCTTCCAAATCCTGGTCAGTAAGGCTCTCATCCCACATCTCAAGGCCGTTAGCGTTGCAGTAATCAGGTTTGATGTTGTTGTCATACTGAAATGCGTCATAATCAGCCAGTGCATCCATCACTCGCACACCCTCTTCAACACTTGCTACTTCTACAATGAATGGCTTCATAGGAACTTGCGGGATATGCCAGACACGTAATTTCATATTTCCCCCAGGTAAAAAGAATGCCGCCCATATAGAGCGGCAAATAACATCAAGGGATGATTTTTCGATTAACCAGAACGAGTCGTCGTCCTCGTTTGGTTACGAGCGATATTGCTCACAATGACCACTATTAAAATGGTCATTAGGTGCTTATTCGCTGACAAATTTGGTAAGACTTTCGTGTAGCGAAACCAGAATTTCATCATCAAACCCATCAAGTAATGCTTGTTCGATAAGTTTTATAATTTCTGATGCCTGCTCTTTATTTATTTCCATCACTCCTCCCCAAGAGCCTTGCTGATGGCTGCGCGAGCTTTATTGATTACCCCGTACCACTCCGGATAAGTCACATTGCGTCCTTCTGCCATCGCTTTTTCAGCCAATTGAAGAGCCTCGAGCAAATCAGGAGATGCTGCTATCAAGTGTGCATTGGCCTCACATTCAGCTACGCGATTTTCGTCATGGGTCATGATAAAACCAAGCTGCAACCCAGCTCTATCTTGCCTGCAAATGCGTACATCCTTTCCGCTCCAAGGACCTGGCGTACCTTTAAACTTTTTCATATTCACCTCTGTGTCTCGCTGCCAAAAATACGCTTACTCAGTTACTTCATCTGCATATTCTTTACTTGTTAACCAATCCGGGCGTTCACCTTTACCAATATAGAAATCGATAATGTCCAGAAGACGTGGATAAAATTTAAGAGCTTTACGACCATCCATCTCAGCAATTTCCTGCTTACTATATTTTCTCCATTCCTCAACTGTGTGGTTCTGGCATCCTGCTCGTACATATTCACCGTTCGTTATACTTATGAAGTATTTCTCACCCAGAATTACGAAAGTGAGATCAGGCAGGTCGGCATCGCGCAGGTCGGCACCGCACAGGTCGGCATCGCGCAGGTCGGCACCGCGCAGGTTGGCACCGTACAGGTCGGCACCGTACAGGTTGGCACCGCGCAGGTTGGCACCGTACAGGTTGGCACCGCGCAGGTT